CATTGATATCAGAAATAGAACGAGGGGCAGTAACAAAACCAGGAATAGCTTTTTCGTTAAAACCACGAGATAGAAAACGGAGATCTTCCATGGGAGTAGGAGGAGTATTAACCATAAGGGCAGAACCATCTTGATTGGTGAGAAAAATTCCAATATCGGAAAGAACAGAGTAAAAATTGGAATAAGAAATAATTTTACCAAACTGACTCTTAGAAAAAGCTGTAATAGAATCATCACCATAAAAGGTTAACAAAATGAGACGATGGATCTCATCAATATGAGAATCAAGTTCACTAACCTTGGCAACGTACCCATCTCTGAGTAAAACAATGCAAATGGCATACAAAAACATCGAAAGCATGTTTTCACAATTATCCATAGTGGTTGCAAAACCGCCAGAGGGATTACCATGGACAACAGAATAAAGAACTGGACCAGCAAGATGAGTACAATGTATATGAGCACGAGAAATACATTCACGCAATTTCTGACGATCATCAAAAGTCACAACAACACCACACATATTCCAAGGATCACGAGGCTCATGGTCAGCAAACCAAGCAAGTCTTCGTCTCATAGTACGAAGTTGAACAGCAGAAGGAGTAGAAGCATCCAACTTTTCAACATCAGCAGAAAGCAAACCAAGATCATCAATGTCAGGAGCAACATTCTTGATCTTGCCAAGCAGAATCTTCCAATCCTGTGAATGGACATTGGTACCAACAGCAGTGTCATTATTAAGACCACCACGATAATAATTCTCATGGTAAGGAATAAAAAGCCAACGAGCTAATACAAGAAGAGGAAAAGGAGCAGCAGAAATCAAACGAGTCTTCAAAGCGTCAACTTTCTCTAAGGGACGAAGTTCATCTTTAAGAAAATCAGAAAAAATTCTAAAATTCTGGGAAAATTCACAACTAGAGGAAGCAAGACCATCAGAAATGAGAGATTGGAGGTGGAACTCTAACAAAGCAGTCGGAGTACGACGACCAAAAGAATCACATAACATGAAGTCATGACGTTTTTTGGACTGAGTGTTGAATGGATATCCAACAGATGTATCAGGGAGGAGAGGTTCGGTTTTGGAATAACCGTCAGGTTTATTCAAAGCATCTTCAAGAGTAAGTTCACGAGGGGGAACTAACAACTTCA